TTACTTCACCAAACCACCAACCACCATAGTAACCCCATTGTAATTGACAACCATCTGACTGTGTGTCTATATTAAATGCTGATGTAATAACTGTATGCTCATCAATATACTCACACGTTAAATGATAATGTCTATATGCTGTGTCTTCTGTCTGGTAGTTATACCACTGCTTTAAGTCTAATACATTCTCTGCAATCTTTTGGTATAACACGTTTATCTGTGGCCATTTAGTTGGGTTCGTAAATGCCTGTTTTCTGTTACGGAACTGTCCAAGTATCATGGACTCAAAAAGTGAGGTCATACCATCCAGTGATAATCATTTTCTCTTCGTTGGGTGCGGGGCATCCTTTATGAAAATGTGTCCAGTCTGCTGGCCAGATCAGGGTTAATCCCTTGCTTGCTCTTATTTTACACTGTTGATACTCGAAGTATGTTTCACCACCTGTCTCAATAGTGTTAAGAAAAGTCATCCATGCCATGACTCGGTTTGCACACTGTGGGTGTGCATTACTTCTCTCACAGTGTAGCGAATGAAATCCACCACCGCGAGGATACCATTGTATATTGAAGTCCTCTAATAGGTCCCAGTTGATAGATTTAATAGTATGATAATGTTCAACATACTTTATGGTAACCTCTGCAAGGGCATCAATATATGCAGTTATTCGTTTGTCTTTTATATATCTAGGAATTGTTAAGTCAAGAGAATCTTTCATACTCTTGTCTATACCTTTACCTGTTTGACCTTCTTCTTTTTCAAAGTAGTCACAGGTATTCCAGAAGTCTACAACTCCATCTACGATTTCATGATCTATCTTTGCACCACCGATAAAACTCTTCGGTGCATCCACATCAATAAACATAACTTAGTCGTCGTATACTAAGCACTCTGGTTCTTCTGGATTCTGATCACAAAATAGTTCAAGTGCGTTTGGATCATGGTGATCCTCTGGATGATGTTCCTGATATTCTACTAAGTCGTGTAATTCTGCTTTTGCATGTCTGCGTGCAGCAGGACTTACTAATGGATCATGAATAATATCCTGATCCTTTTGGATGTGTTCTTCTATACTTTTCATTTTATTACTCGGTATTTACTACTATTTATTATAGCATTAGTTCTTAGTGACTGGCAAGGAACCCCTACACAAGTAAAGTTCTGTTGTTATTCCCTGTTTTTTATAGGTATGTCTTAGTCCTTTTACCAAATATTTACCAGAATATGTCTGGTCTCTTGCCACGTTTTTCTTACTCTCTTGTTTAGATGACGGTAAGTTTACTGTAATTACACACCCTGCTTTTAGTTTAGTATTTCCAGGGACTTTGATAGTAAGAGAGTGTGTATTTAATAGTGACCAACGTGCAGCAGAATATGTTGCAGCAGTTAGTACACTCTCATCTGCATCATCAGCACCACCTTTGGGTGCATTTGCTGTCTGATTATTGAACCCTGGTAGGATCTTGAACTTAGTTCTTGTAGGATATAGATTAATATATGCATTTATATGTTCTTTTCTATATGGTAAACCATCATGCAATTTAGATGCTTTACTAAATGTTTTTAATAAATTAGATACCATAGGTCCACTGATTGTTCCTGACGGTTTACCTGTCTTATCTTTATTTGCCAACTGTCTCTCAGTTAAGTTAGCGTTATACTCATCAAATGACTTAGGTTTCCATGTGAATGATGTATCATTACCAGCGTTATTAAATGTTATATCAAGGTCCTTTGATGCATTATATAACGTCAGCAACTGTTCATTAGACAATGACCCAGCACTACCATCATTAGCAGTGTATGGTACATTGAGTTTTACCCACTCATCAAATGTTGTAGATGATGTAGCACCAGCATTAGGCATGTAACTATCAGTTAACTGTGCCATGACAATACCATATGTACATTGTTTATATGCACCCTGACGTAACTTATCTAATTGGTTTGCTCTTTCTGGATATATTACTTGCTCTATCTGATAGAAATTTGTCCCTGGATTATTCTGTCCTACGTTTGCTTGTGCATAGGTGTACTTTGCAACACTATCCTGTTCACATAATCCATCCATAGATTTAAAGTTCCACCCATCTTTGTTCTCCCAGAACAAGAAACCACTTTGTTTCTTACCTTTACCACCCTGTCTACTGCCTGCTTTTGTTCTACTAACCTTATCAGACATGTAAGAAATAAGATCAACAGGTCGCCAGTTAGGTGACAATACATTTATATTTGTATGTGATTCTATATGTGTTTTCTTAGATGAGTTCAGATGATCTTTAATCATTCTCTTGACTATATCTGTCTTACCAGAGACAGGTCCGAACTGTCCAAAGGCACGGTTCGCTTCGTTCTCGTATATTTCTGGTGATGCACAATGTAGGATATACATCTTTGCTCTTTCTTGTTTTACTATACTACCTATCTTGTATATCTGTAAGGTATGTTGTATCCTAGATTTCTTTTCTGTTGTGGATTCAAATGTTAAGTGAACTATCTCACTACCAAGTAAGTTGTCATCAAACTGTACAGTATCTAAGATAGCAAAATCACATCTTATAAATGAAGAGTCTATTGACTCAAACCAGTTAAATTCACTGACGAGTTCTCTTATGTCTACCTTCTTATCTCCGATAAGAACATCAATTTTACTTAGTTTATAACTCTTAGCAGAACTCATAATATCTCCACTGGTTGTGTTGCAAGGTCAGCAAGAAGTCCGAACCTTGGTTTGATGTAATTATTTGCAGGAATCTCATATGGTGTACCACCACCTGATACAACTGGTGGTGCTTCTGCTGGTGCTGCTGATAGATCAATAGGATTTAGGTCCCCTGCCATTACTTGCATTGATGTTTCATTTGATTCTGTTGCATCTAACGCATTATTGTTTATCATGTCACCTGACATGAAACCTTTGACTGCTTCTTTTATCTGTGTAACTTTGTTTATTATCTGGTTCTTAACGTTACTTACATTGTTTATCGGTGGTGGTGTTATCTTTGCTGCTTGGAATGCTGCTTTGAGTTTATCAGAATACTCAGTTCCCTTTGTACCAAAGGAATCCTGACCTATCTTGTTTTGTGTTATATGAACCTTAGCACCCTGCCATCCTTGGTTATGTGCATACGCTAGTATTTCCATCTTTCTAAGTAAATCTGCGTCTGCATATTCTTTTACTGAGGAAAGATAGTTGTGGTTAGCGATGGTGAATCCAGCAAACAATCTCTCTTGTAATGCTCTATTGTTTCTGAACATAACACGCATGAACTTCCTAGGATCTTCATCATGACCTGGGTCTCTCATACCCATGATGCGTGCACCGTCTGTCTTAGCAAGTGCACCCATCTGGTATCTACCATCATACATGTCATTGTTACCACCAAATACTCTATACTTACCACTTGACTCTATGTCAGCAATAGTATTTCTGAATGTATCCCACATCTTTTTATTTGCACCTATCTTACTTTCAATCTTCTTATAAGGAACATTTGGTGCATTGATTGTATTACCAATCGCTTCTAATAGTCCACCCGCTGCCATAGGTGCAACATTAAATCCAGCAGACTTTGCTTGCAGCAGTCTCATGTTAGTTAACCCTGGATTCTGTCGTGTTGCTGGTGTGTCATATGGTATAACAAATGCTTGTCCAAGTGGTCCACCACCCTGTGCCATTGATGCAACATACTCTGTACCATGTCCTATGAATGATGTAGATCTACCACCATCTAATGATACAGGATATCCAGACATAGGACCTTTGATCCAACCACCCTTTGCCATCGCTGGTGTCATTATTCCCTTTTCTTTGGCATCTCCTCGTATTTCTTGTAACTTTTCAAGATGTCCAGGGTCACCTGGGTTTAATGTCTTACCAGTAGTTTCATCATAAATTGGTATATCATTATTAGGCATATTAGCAGTAAATGTCTGGGTTTCGTTACCTTGTCCGCTATTTCGATACTCACTAAAAGATTGTGCTGGTTCTTCATCTTCTCGTGGTTTTTCTAATTCTTCGGCAGGATCACCAGTAGCACCTAAGAGAAACTTCGCTAATCCTAAACCAGTAATTAAGTTCACCAGTCCATTAATTAAACCACCAACACCTTCCATAAATTGTGTCAATGATTTCTGCAATTTACCTGATTTCCAGAACTTTATAACTTTCGCTATAACAGAAGGAATACCTAACATTGCTAAGTTCATGGTAAACTTAACAAATTCAAATATCTTCTTGTATGTTTCTGGATCAAAAACTGTTGCAAGAGTATTAAGTCCTAAGTTTACTATAAAACCAGCAATCTTCGAGAAGAACTTGACTATATGTCCTATACCTTTGATAAGACTTTTCATCTTCTTGACTGACTGTGGATCAGACATCCACTTCATTACTTGATAAGTTATAAACTTACTAATAAGACCACCAAATAAACTCGCTATGTTTTCTAGGAAACCAAATGCTGCCTTCCCAACCTTTTTCATAACACCAAGACTGCCCTTCAATGCAGTCTTTAACTTACTTTCCTGTTTTCCTTCTGACTTATCATCTTTCTTTCTACCCGCTTCATTAATTAATCTTGCTTTTTCGTCTTCTCTTTCCTGCTGCTCTACTTCTAAATGCTCTCGTCTCTTATTAAGTTGCTCTTCGTAATTTGATATAGTGGTTTTTGAATATTCTTGAAATGTCTCTTTTAGATTCTGTGTAAGAATTGCAATACTATTAACAGTAGCACCTAAACTATTAAGTGCCTTAACGTTCTTAGTAAAATTGATAGTTGGTTGAGTAATAGTTTTATCCCCAACCTTAACTGTGATACCACCACGCTTGACAGTACCAGCGTTTACCATTTTGTATAGTCTTGCTTTTGCCATTATGTGAGTAAGGGACTAGGAGATTTAGTTATGTCAATAACTTTTGGTGCTGGTGCTTGTACAGAACGTGTGATGTTCTGTCTCATTACCATAATTCTTGTGGTTGTTGTAGACTCTTTACTACGTTGAACCTTTGCTTCTGATGAACCTGTGAGAGTATCTACCTTGTTATTTATTGCTGATGTTGGTGAAGATTGAACTTGTTTTGGTTTAACCCTTGTATCATTTTTAGGTTTAACCATACTTGTCATAGGTTGTACTTTCGTTGACTCTTTATTCTTAATATTATTAACCATTTCTGTATAGAGATTATTCCATACAGTTGGTTTACCTTTGATCTTTTTACTTGTATCTTGGTTTGGAGTTACAAGACCACCTTTGGAGAAACCATCAGAATCCTTTACTGTTATTGTACTTCCATCTGATTCTGTCAGCGTTGTTGTACTCTGCCAAGTGGAGTGTCCAGTATTACCACCATTTGCATCTTGAAGCATTTTCTGCATATTTCTTCTCGCTTCAAGATACTTTATCGCTGCCTCATCACCATTCTTCTCCATGACATATAGTTCGTTAAGACTATACATTTGATCGTCAAGACCACCAAAATCTAAAAGACTTATGTTCTTCCTATCCTGTGGGTTGATTCTGATGTCGTCGTCATTAAACTCTGCGTCAGTTTCTTCGATGAATTTCTTCATCTTCTCATCATTTTCTTTCTTCTTCTCTACATCTGGGTCTCTAAGTATTGGTCTTGGACTCAATCCTAATGCATTAGCAAGTGGATCTTCTACCTCTGTTAACTTCTTGAATCCAGGCAGTTTACCTAGACCTCTTAATAATTGTGCACCAATAAATTCTCCTGCCATACCTCCTGCTGCACCTGTGATGAATCCAGGGAAACCACCAAACGGTGAACCGATTGCAAAACCAGCAGCATATCCTAGTAGTCCAGATGTTGCACTTACAATAGCATTTATAGGAGACTCACCCATACCATAGTCTATGAGTCCCATGACTGCTGCTATAACTTTATCAATACCACCTATCTTTACTCTTCCTTTTGCTTCTTTCAAGAACTTAGATAGGTTTGCCATCTCTTTGCTCTTCATTGCAATCTTAACATTCTTGATTGCAAAGTCTTTTGCATTCTTTAATCCAGTCTTTGCATTTTTAAGAGACAGTACCTTCTTAATGTTAGGGTTCTTTTCAATAATAGGTTTAATAGTATTCTTTATCCTTTCCATCACAGGTTTGAACATCGCCTTCGGGTTCTTCACCATTTCTTTCAACTGGTTCATCTTTGCCCCTATCTTCTTACCCCAATCAAACACACCACCCTTTACTTTGGTTGCAAGGTTCTTCATTCTACCAATATTCTTTGATGCCCACTCACTAGCACCTTTATATAAGTTCTTACCTTTCTCTACTGTATCCAGAGCAAAGTTCTTTGTCTTACTTACAATATTCTTACCTCTGTTCCATATATTCTTACCAAAATTCATAACACCATCTTTCATCCCTTTCAGACCTTTCGATATGTTCTGAGGAGCATTCTTTACCGTAGACACTATATTATTTTTGAAGTTCTTTACCTGTTTAATCTTGTTCCCTACTTTTGATTGGATATTTCTTCTCATTCTACGAAGACGATCACCCAATGAATTCGGTTTCCTTGTTGGTTTTCCAGGTTTTCCAGGTTTTCCTGGTTTGCCAGGTTTCCCAGGAGGTCTAGGTATATTTGGTTTCCTCTGGAAGAAATTCTTGATTTTGCGTAGTGTATCACCAAGTTTCTTCATCTTCTTATAGTCACCTACAAGTTTCCATGGCATTAATAGTCTTGTTGCTGCCCATAATGACCCTAATCCACCAAATATCTGTAAAACACCAAATATCTTATCAAATGCCTTACCTATACCTTTACTGTCTGGGTTGGTACCAAATACTCTGGTGATACCTTCCATAATTTGAGATACACCAAAACCACCAATCTTTGCAGCAGCACCTACTATGGCACTTACTGCTTTTAATACTATCTGTGCGTTCTTTTGATTATTAGGGTCACTCAACCATTGAAACGCTTTATATGTTACGAATGCTGTAAATGCTTTGGTAATAAAATTGACAATAGGTGCGAAACCTTTTAGAAGTTTCTCCCACCATTTCATCTTTTTCCCTTCTTTTTCTGCTATCTCTTCACCTACTTCTTTTCCATCACCCTCTTCTTCTTCCTCTTCATCTTCTTGTGCACCTTCTGCTTTTTCGTCCTGCTTTCTTCCTTGCTCTACCAAAGGGGAGATAGGAGTTAAAGGTTTGATTAATTCTTTACGATGTTCATGCTCATCATCTAGTAATGTATCTTCTTCTGTTACTAATGCAGAAGAAATATCTGCATGAACCGACATGACCTCACTGAGATCTTTTATCTGCTGACCAAAATATGTGACTGCTCCACCCATCCTGTTCTGGGCAACTATGAGAGGACGCATCGCTTTGACCTGTGCCGAATTACCACTAGGCGGTTTGACGTTAATATATTGTCTTAGCGTTGCTGCCACTACATTGAAGTCCTATTCTTGTTCTGTTGTTTCTTAATTCGCTCTTCCTCTTCCTTCAAGTGTCCTATTAATAGGTTGACATACACATCACGTTCCCATGGAATCATATCGTTTAACTCCGTCAAACTATACTTGTGATGCTGCATTAATGCGAAGTTCGTCTTATAGTGATTCATAAGACTGTCATGCATTAATGCTATCCGAAAAAAGCAGCAAGTCCCTCCAATACTACTTCATTAACAACTTTGGTGTTGGGATTTTCTACCTTCAATGTATGAGTTAATTTCGGCATAGTCTCAAAGAAGTTCTGGATCTTAGTAAACTGTGCATTATTCATTTCACCGATGAAATCAGTTGCTTCTTTCTTAGTGAAAGAATCATAGATCTCTTCTCCATCATATACTTTGTCAATACACTCTGCTGCAAGAGCAAATACATCTTCAACATCTGGATTATCCACCATATTACGGTCAACAAATGCATCCAATGCTGGATATTTCATCTGTAATTTGATGTCGTCACTCAATGGTATGATAGTCTTATGACCTTTTGGTATATTTACTTGGACTTCATTTAAGTCAAGTGTAACGTCTACCTCTGTTTTACCATCATCTTCACATACTATCTTGAACTCACTCTCTTCTCCAACTGCTTTGGATCTAATCTGTAAGAACAAGAATTCTAGTTCAAATGTTGGTAGACTATCTACGTTTTTCAAATCAGTGCAAGATTTTAATATATTCTTGACTGCCTTGATCATCTCTTTCTCTTTCTGTGTCTCCATTGCGAGATACAGTAATTTCTCTTCTTTTACGAGAAATGGTCGAAAGTTGACCTTTTTCCCTGTGACTGGTAATTTACAGTCATACTCAGGCACTACAAGTTTTGGTAATGGCATGATGAATTTATAATATCATTTATATTTATAGCACTTACACTAACCTATTTCCACCATTAACAGGGAAGTCTCCTAAAATGGTATCAAGGAACTGCGGTATGCTTGTGTCACTATATAGATCTTTTAGTGAGAATTTTGAAGGTTTTGCCCTTAGTTCCTGTGGCATGGTCTGATCCATTCTATATCTCTCGAAATAAAACGCAACATCTAACTGTACTAGGTTTGTTTGTTCGTTATTGAGTTGTAGTTGACCCACATTGAATGGAAATGCACCATATAACTTATATGCAGCAGTCTGTTGATGTCCTTTTGGTCCATTTTCAAACTTCAAGATCTCCATGTCTACAACATAGTCATCATAGAATCCTACTGTATTGTCTGAGTCTGATGCTGTGTGATTCAACCATTGTTCAAAGAAATATCTATGTCTCTGGTCTTTTGTAAGTATAAATTGTATATTAATCTCTGATGCAGTCTGTCCTGTTGCAAATCTTCTTATCTGTCCTACATTATTTAACTCACCAGTTGTTACTGCTCTACTAGGTAGAGTAATACTGTTAGCATAGTAGTCAATAGTTCTTTCTGCTTCTATTTCCTTTACTGGATCGTAAATACCTGATCCACCTTTTCTAAAAATAGGAGGTGCACTCAAATTAACCTGATATAGGTTACTGGTCATGGGCATAGTACCCGCTGACCTACCTATCATTGTCTTAAACTCTTTAAAACTATTTGGTTCCACTACAACCTACTCCAAATAAAACTACTGGGTATCTCTATTCGTACACCACCAAGTTCTCTAACAAACTGTTCAGAGGGTAGTGGAACGAAATCTCGAAGATCAACAGGAGGGACTAATCGTATATTGGATGCCCTACCTATAAAGTATTTATGATGGCAACGCATAGGATATGATATAGAACCACTACCCCATGTTTTTGCAATGCTTTGACGTGCTGTTGGACGTAGATAATGTAAGTTACCACCAGAAAATTGTCCATTTATAGGATCAATGTCAACAACAAGAGTCATTGGAAATGTATCAAAGAAAGGTAACGACTCAGTAGCAGCACTATAACTATAATATATGCAATCACCTACCTTGACCTCACCTGGATCTAATGCACCAAATAACTGTCCTCTGTACCAGTCCTTTGACTTTGGTTTACCTTGTGTTGCATCTTTAATGTCCTCGAATACACTCATACTTGTAACTCGTGTTCTGTAAGTATCTTAAAAGTCATACGTCTGTCCTTGCAGTATTCTACTGCTGCTTTCCACTTCGCTTCATTTATAGCATATGTCTTGATTTCAGTTATATACTTCTTTGTACGTCTGCGTTGTTGCTTGGGAGGTGTCGTCTGCTTATTAGGTTTGACCTCAATAATAAACTTCTGCGTCCCCCCAGTTTTAGTCCTTGCTCTGACGTAAAAGTCTGGGAAATAACGATGCATCCTCCCATCAAGAGGACTGATATAAGGTATGATAATCTCCTCTGATCCCCATTCCAAGATGTTTTCATTCTTGTCGCACCAGACCATGAACTTTCTTTCCCATAAACTCCTATAAATAATAGCGGTAGGATCTCCCTTGTATTTATTTTTGTTAGTAGGTCTATAACGTCCAGAATATGCCATGTCAGCAAAAACACGATTAATGTACCCCATGACCAGTCCGAGAGGACCGAGTAGAGGGGATGAAAATATAAATCCAGAATCACAATTCAGTACAAAGGCGATAGATTACCTTAAATTTACTGTTTATGATCCAGAATCAGGTGCGAACCCATATAACTATGTATCAGGACCATTGGGCGGAGGACCTGGTGCAAAGCAAATAGGCAACGATACTACTCAAAAGAATAGCATATATAAGACAATTTACCTATATTTACCACATCAATTAAAAGAAGCATATGGTGTTAACTATGAAAAGGCAACATTAGGTGCATTCGGTGCAGCAGGAACAGAGGTTCTACAAGGTAAAACTGCTGACGATATAGCACCCAAATTAAAAGATGCAGCAGATAGTGGTAAAACAGAGGTAGCATTTAGTGCTATTGCTGGTGTATTTAATAATGCCACTGGTGCACTAGGACTAGAAGGTAATGTATCGAAACAGAATATCGCTGCACTTGCAAAAGGGAAGGTATTCAACCCTTATGAAGAGACTGTATTTAAAGGAGTAAACTATCGTAGTCATTCTTTTGACTTTGATATGTCACCTCGTAACCCAAAGGAAGCAATAGAGATACAAGAGATAATAAGTTGTATGCGTGAGAGTATGTTACCAGATACTAACGGTATCAATGCTCGTTGGTTGACTATTCCTAGATTCTTTGGATGTGAGATAGTAAGATATACACCTAGGGGTTTTGGTGCAGATATCGCAGGAGAAGGTCTTAACAAACCCGCTTCACTCTCAGCATTACTAAGATTCCCTACAAATTTAGTGCTAACAAGTATGAATGTTGACTTGACACCATCAGGTCAGAATACATCACTTAGACAAGGATTCCAGGAATTAGAAAATGGAACAATGGAAGACTATGGTCCTGCATCATATAAATTATCACTATCATTCGACGAGACTGCATTTGTTACTCGTAACATGATTACAGGTGATGATAGAGATCCAACTGCTAACCTTGGTACTAAATCTGGTGATTTTAATTTAGGTACATCAGGTAAGGGTATGCCATCTAATCCGAAAGGAAGGTTAAAAGTAGATAGATCAACTAATTCTGGTCTAGGTAGAAAAGTCAATCGTCGTGGGAGGGAAATCTAATGGGATATTTCAGTTATCTACCAAGAGTCGCAGTCAGAACGTCTACATTTAGACAAAATAATGTAGAACCATCTGTTATTGCAAGAAATATATTCAGAAAATGCACTCTTATCGAAGAAATGCAGGAGAGTGTCCTTGGATTTCAACAGTATTCTATCGCTAATAACGAAAGACCAGATCTCATTGCAAGTAAGGTATATGGAGACTCACTATACGATTGGGTCGTGTTAATATGCAACAACATAATCAACATATATGACGATTGGCCCTTGTCTGAGCAGGAACTCCAAGATTATGTAAAAGACAAATATAGGTTCTCAACTGGTGTACATCATTATGAGACGAATGAAATAAAAGACTTAGATACAGGAAAGGTGCTTGTTAAGGCAGGAATCCAAGTAAATGAGAATTGGCAGTATATTAGGTCAGATGGCACAACTGTGACAAATACCACATATCCAGTTTCTAACTATGAGTACGAAAAAGGCATAAATGACTCAAAATCGAATATTTGGTTATTACGTCCAGAATACATCGAAGACTTCGTTGACGAATTTGAGAATTTGATGAAATATGCTCCAAATGAAGAATTAGACCCCGAATCCGATATTAAGGTAACTCCTAATATCATCAAAGAGGTCTTTATAACAAACAAAGACACATATACAACAGAATACGGTTTAACACCATCTGTTGAGTTCGCCTCTGCTATTGAATTAGTAAATAAGACAGTTACCACTACTAGAACTGAAAGTGGTGCTACTCAAACTACAACTATTACATCTACTGACGTAAATTCATCAGGTGTAGTCGCAGGAACCACAGATGCTTCATCTACTGCGTCACAAACATCTGACGATACATCGTCATCTAGTTCTAGTTCTAGTTCCAGTAGTTCCAGTTCTGGATCTGGATCTAGTTCCTCTGGTGGATCTAGTTCTTCTGGTGGTGGCGGTTATTACGGTGGTTACTAATATAACGTGGTAGATAAAATATACAAAACGACGCAAACCAGAATATAAGTACAAAACTCAAATGTGCAAGTCTATTGGGATTTATTATCAATCCTAGTGTGACAAGTCCTATCCATGTGTAGTCCAAAGTGCCATGGAGACGATACCACACGTTTTCTCCTAATTTCTTAATTACCTTCTTTCTCAAATTATCAAAGAAAGGAGATATATGTCTCATCATGACAAAACCCTCATTTAAGACCATGAGGGTGAATCCTATCCAAAATATCATTAGTAACGATCTGGTATATTTTCCTTATATGCTTTTGGGGTGTGATCCTTGAATTTGTCGTGATTACCATCCCCAGGCATTTTGCCATATGCAACGTATTGTATTGCTTGCATAGAACCTTCTAATCTCTTTAAATCGCTCTCATTTTTAACATACTCTTCATACCAACCTTTTATTTCATCTTGTCTGGCATTGAGTTGCATTGTACGCTTCGTAAAGCGTTGAATTAGTTGTTCGTAGTTTTCAGTAGGTTTAGTCACGTTGTCTCCAATCATCAGGTTTCTTGCGGTTGAACCATTCGCCTATATCGTCAGCACTGTTGAACCCTTCTCTATAATCAGATGGGTCGGGTTCTCCTAATCCCATCTTATTCAGAAAATCGTCGGTCCCTCCCTCCTTCATGTTGGGATTTGCTGCTCGCTGTCGTGCTTGACGCAACCATGTGGCAGCAGTAGTATTTGACTTTGCTAGTTTTTGTGCCCATATCATTTCTGTGAGATTCACCTCTTTTCCTTCGGCAATCAATTTGCAGACTTTATCGAGTCTGAGTCGATATTGGGTTGATAGCATTTACAGGTCCTTTTCTAGTTTTTCGATTCTAGTAAATTCTTCGCGTGCGTGCGAGGAGCGTTCTGAGAGCACTTGATGGATATCAGCAATAATTACCTCATTACTAATATAGTCATCTAGGTACTTATCAATCGCTTCTTTCAGATAACGATATCTGTGCCATTCAAGCGAGTAAGGTCGATAGTTCATGTTATAAAATTATGAAAAACCCTGGGGGCGAAAAATTACCGCGAATTTTTTTCCCCCCTTTTCTTGTTTCAAAAGTGAAATAATATATGGGTTAGTGATGATGATGTCTAGGTCGGTAACAATCAATGTACTTAGTCCTAGTCTCTCTACGTTTGTATCCTGGAACATAACGACGTCCGTTATAATATCCAGGAACATAGTAGTAATAATCGTAATGCACTGGCAAGCAACTGTCTTCATGATGATGATAATCCCTGTCATAAGAATGATGGTGGTGATTGCTGTATTCAACAAACGGTTCCCAAAACTCTTTCCACGTTAGTGCGTTGGCAGGGGTTGCAAATGACAGTGCTGCAAGTGCAATTACGATGCGTTTCATTATTCTTCTGCTAGTTTAGCAAAGTAGGATAGATCAGGATCTTCCTCTTCTTTTAATGATGATACAGCATTACCGAACCCTGGTGTTGGAGGAGTAGACACTTCTTCAACTGGTTGTGCAATCTGATCTTCATAATCTAAACCATCGTCGTCTTCATTAATAGCAGACGCACGACTTGTTTTACCAAGAACGAGATTCAATCTTGATTCTAGTTCTTCGTATGACTTGAAGTTCTTAGAATCAGTAAAGTCTTTTAAACTATACTCCTGATTATATATCTCTTCAAGTTTGGTGTCTTCAAAATTACCGAGTGTACCCGCAGAAGCAAACTCAGAACGATCATAGTTCCAGTATCCATCTTGCTTGACTATCTTTAACTTGAAGTCAGCACCCTTCCAGAAACAGAAAGGATTGATAGGATCTTCATCTTCAAACTGAGGTTTCATTGCCTCAGCAATCTTATCATGTATCTTCTTACCATACTTATAAAGGAAGACTCTTCCTTCATTCTCTGGATGTAGAGGATCTTTTACAACGTAGATGTTTGAGTAGTAAGAGAGTTTCCTCTTCTGTTTCCTTGCTACATCTTTATCTGAGTCTAAACCCGAATTCCAGAGCACGCGGTTAAGGTCACCGACTGGATCTTGTTGACCAAGAGTAGTCAACGAGTTCTCGATGTACCAACCACCAGGACCCTGGAATGCATGAGAAAAGACTTGTGCCCAAGGTAGATCTTCCTTTGCAGGAGCAGGAAGGAATCTAATTACTGCGTAACCGTTGCCTGCTTTGTCCACCTCTGGTTTCCATAGACGCTCGTCGGGACCTTTGCCCCCACCCTTAGTAGTCATCTTGTCTAGTTCTTTTGTTAGTGAACTGATAGATGAACTGCTAGACTTTTTAAGCGATGAAAATGACATCTGTATTCTCCGTATTGTTTTGTATTTGGTATGTTCGCCACCATAAATGATAGCATACTATTTATGCGGTGACAACCCCCTATATCTGGAAGTCGTGACCACTTTTTCCATCCTGCAAGTCTTTCTTCCAACCTATTAGTTTGTCCTCCATGACTTGCAATATACTCAGCAGATTACCTCCGCCAGAGTACATGGATGACATCTGATCTATTCTATCTTTCATTTCACTTATCTCTGACTTCTCTGTATCATCTTCGCTATTTACTTGAACATATCCTGCCATCAGTTGCAGTCTTGAATAGAATACCTTCTGTTTTGCAATCAAATCTAGTGTCTTATTGATATGATTTAAACGTGCTTCTTTATCAAAGGACTGGAACCCCTGAGACATCTGTAAGAGTTCAGTATAACACTCTTGTAGATCATCTAGTTCTTCTTTTACTACTTCTGATTTAAAGAAGTCTTCATCTTCTATTTTCATAAGGGTAATACACCTCTACTGGTTCGTTTGATACAGTTAAGTTGCTGTGCGTTTGCTTTGATCTTATCTTTGAGTGGTTTAGAAATGAGTTTACTAACTCTTTCAATTTCTATCTCATACTCTTCACATACTGATGCAACTGCTTCAATATAATTTATAAGACCATTATTATTCTGAACTGTGGTCTCGACGAGAGCACTGAACTTATTCTGTGTCATAAAATTCTCTTCAAGATCCTTCACGATTTGATGCCCTCTAAGTAATAACGGAACTCTTTAATCCACTCGCACAATACATCAATGTACTGTGTCTTGTCATACTTTTCTACTACCTGTGTCTGTCCGTCTTCTGCCACAGATATAGTAACAAGTTTCTTTACTTCACAACCAGTTCTTTCCCAATACATGTAAGCATATGCTGCTTCTTGTACAAAGTATTTGTGCAACCACTCTTCACGTTTTAGTTCCTTGGTTGTTTTGAAATCTATTATTGCCAACTCCCCACAATATTCAGCAATGCAATCAACCCTACCAGCAATCCGTAAATCATCACTGTAAAGAGGTGCTTCAATAGCGTGAACATTATCAATGTTATCAAGAACCTCACGACTAAACCTAAAAAGGTACGCGGGAAGACCCTCGCTCTTGTCCACTGTCTTAGTGTCACCTTTAAGGTACGCTTCCACGATGCCATGATACTTAGTTCCTCTTAATGCTGATGTACGACGGACTTTCTCCGCTTCTTCAAATCCTACACGTTCTTCCCATGCTTTTAAAGTCGCACTAGATATGTGACTCACAATGGTGGTGACGGAGGGATACCAATTATCTTCGGGAGTCTTATAGAAACGTCTCCCTTTCACCTGTGTTGCTGATAAAGGTTTGAGTTCCTTAACAGCACCTACATGATTAAATGTTTTCATTAAGTTTGAAATCCAAGATTGATTTTGCTAACAAGATACTCTCTTACCATACCAGATCTTACGATATCTTCAATACCAAACTCTGTACAATCAAATGATGGCATTGTCTGTAAGATCTTCATGAAGTCTAACACACCTGTTCTCTCGTTTGTTTTTGTCAGGTCAGACTGTGTGTAGTCTCCTGAGAATATGATCTTAGCATCTTCACCTACACGAGTAATGATTGAATCAAGTTCGTGGAAGTTTAGATTACTAAACTCATCTACTATTATAACACACTTATCCAAAGTGACACCCCTTATAAATGATGTCGACCAAAAAGAAACTGTCTGCTGTGCTCTAAGATTATCGTATAGCATTTCAAATGATGAATCATCAGGCATCTTGAACATGTACTTCACCATATTCTTATATGGTATCTGATACAGGTTACTCTTGTCCTCATGATCACCTGGGAGGAATCCTATCTCTCTTGTAGGTACAAGTGAACGCACCATGTACACCTTATCGTATGGAGTAGAAGGATCTAATACATCTTGCATTGCAAGATACAAACTAATAAAAGTCTTACCTGTCCCTGCTGCACCATGAAGGACTAAGTTCTTTCCTTCTTTGTATGCATCAAAGACTTTCTTTTGGTTATCTGTAAGAGGTTCAATCACACTGAGGTGATCGATATTAATTGGTGTCTTTCTACGCATAACCTTAGTGGGTATGTTTGCTAATGACTTCTTTGGTCTAGGCATTATGTGTATTGGGAAAGATTCGATTTAGGATGTTCTGCTTGGATCTTTTGCATGACTTCTTTGAATCCATCAGTCTGTTTTGGTTTACCATATATGGTACCACCAGTTCCTGCGGACCAGTCTTTATCCCAGTCTGGATTCGCTTCTCTCCACTCATCATATTCTTTCATAGTCATAGAGAGTTCTTTCTTTTCTCCTGTTTTCTTATTTATTAAAGGGTAGGTAGGCATGTTACTGGATAATAGGCATTTGATTTGTTGGATAATCTTCTGGTGAAGGTCCAGGCATAGGTTCATATCTTGGTGCTCGGTCAGCAGGAGAAGGACCAGTTGGTCTTCTGTAAAGCATGGTCTCTATGAGTAAGTTTATATCATCAGAGATTTGCTGATTTGTCTCCGCCATAGTTCGGTACCCTGTACCTACTACGATCTGTCCCGCCACCACTGAAAGACATGCAGTCCCCCAGAAAATATAATACCATTTAGTTTTCACTTGGTTTTTAAGTTTGCGTACTACTTTCATAATTAATCGATCCTCAAACAAGGTTGTATTGATGCTGCGTAGTCATCTAATTCATCACAATCACAAGAACCATTACACCATTCTAGTGCTTCGGATATGATTGGAAACTGACATACGAAATGACGTTTAGCGAGTGAGACTACATCCATGTGTTCCTTCTGTGTACCGTTGGCACTGCGAAGTTCGATGTAATGTATCCACGATCTCAAACTACCTGTCATGTATAGTTTGGTTGGAGTTGCAAGAGGGAGTACAAATCTAGCACACTCTTTTGCAATGCCATCAGCAAGCATCTTCTTATATAATTCCATACCATGCTCGAAGTGATCTTGGATCAAGATCTCATACTTCTGGATCATAGTAGGATCAAGGTCATTGATACTGTTCTGTCTGTTCTTACTGTCTTGTCGACGTAACTCAGGAACTTCAATGTCACCTAGCATACTGCTGTCAGCATATCTCTGACTAAATTCTTGGAATGTAAAAGAACGATGTCTAAGTATCTGTGCAGCAAGTCCTCGTGTAGTTTCAATTTGTAATGTCATACTTGCCTGTTCAAATACAGACCAGTGACCATGCTTAATACAATACTTTAATAGTCCTGCAACCTTTGGATTATCTTGGTTGTTAGGGTTACTAACACGAGCAATATATCCTATTGTTTTTTCTGCATCAGGTGTCACAGAAATTAAACATACTTTTGGGTTCATCTTACAATAAATCTAGTCAAAATATATAATGCTACCGATTTTACATATCCGATAGCGGGTAATCCAAATAGAGCAGGCATACATATGTTCCATGCTGCCCAGACAAAAAATGGTAGGATTGCTATGCCAAGTAAGAAGTCAAGAAGCACCTCACCTTTATTAAAACCCCACATATATGCAGGATCATCTTTTGGATCTGGTTCTTTCTTAAAAGGAGACATGTTATACATCACCTTCTTTTGCGTTTCTTCTTCCCTGCCTCCTGTTGTTCTAACCATAATCTTGGTTGTATTCTCCCTTCTGTTTGTTTCCAGATCATCTTTGTGTCTTTGTAATTATCATAATAAAAATCAAAGATGTCTGCTTGTTTAGATGACATTACTATGTCGTGTGCGATCTTGGTACCATCGTTATACGAGATGAGGTATGAGTTTGATGGTAGTGATCTATCGTTTGCGTCTTCTGGTTTACAATCTCTTTTGAGTTGTCTCACCCTCGATTCCCCCACTTGATTTGTGGAAATGTTTCTTCGACGCATGCCTTAGTAATTTTGTATCTCTTGTTAAGGATACCATCCTTTGCAAGAATAACAACCTTCGCTTCATCAGGGTGAAGTCCTTCTAGTAATTGAATGAACATTTGTTCACGTCTCATACGAGGAATGTTAGAACCACCTTTAAAGAAGTGGTGTAGGATTCTACCTTCTTTCTCTAACTTGGTATGCTCTGTACCTTCGGGTGCATCATTCTCTTTGAAAGGAGGTGTGCCCTCTGGCAATAAACATTGTAATGAATCATCATAGTTGATGATAAAGATAGACCTAAGCGTTTGAGAATCATTCTCTCTAAGGATTTTGATCTTCTGTGCTTTTGTCTTTGCATTATGTGCTTTTTGTAGCACCTCTGAGATCAGTAGTCTCATAATTAAAAATCAGTTGTTGGTAGGTAAGAATATTTATTAGTCTTCTTCCTCATCATATATTGTATCATCATCATCGGGAAAACGCAAGTATATCATCTCTTCCCCACTTAAATTACCTTCTTCGTCATACATTTCTGGGTGTAAGACTGCCTGTGTGTAGTCTTTCTTCTCGACCCAAGTATCATAGACATCTTTCAACTGCCATGATAAGCATGCACCTATTAAGAATGCTCCAACAGTCAAGACGGATACAATGTAAATGAATGCGGGATCTGCCATGTCTCTCTCCTGTTGTTTTAGTTATTTAGTCGCTTTCTTTTTACGACCTGGTTTGCGTTCAGCATGGTAAGTCCATGCGTCATTCAACATACCATAGAGGTAGTCTTTTATCTTTCTTGCCTTTGGTTTTGGTATGTGACCGTACGCTTCAAGCAACTGTTTGTCACCACCTTTGATGTAACCTTCCAGTTGCATTATGATGTCATTAATCTCAGTTGCTGTGCTTGACTCAATAAATCTATCTACTGAGGGACGAGTCCACTTCCCTGCTTTTAGATATGGATAGACCTTGAAGAGAAACTTACCATCTGGTTTCACTGCTGCATCTATTGCACGTTCAATCAGTTCGTAAAATTCCTCTTCATTAATCTGGTTCATAGATAGTTGCCTTCTCTCAAATATGAAATGGTCTCGGTGCAACCACCTTTCTTGACTCCATTGATAAGAATCTGTGGGAAGGTTGCAGTCTGTCCGAACTCTTGTTTGAATTGTTCGCGAGTAAACTGTTGACCGAGTGCGTACTCAGTATACCCCCAACCCTTTGTTTTGTAAACCTCTTTGATTTTTGTGCAGTAAGGACAACCAGATCTAGTATAGATTACGGTGCCACCAGGATTCTTTGACATGTTAATAAAGGAATAAAAAAGGGAGCGTAATGCTCCCTGATATTTAGTTTAATATTGAACTTAGAATGTGTATTTTACACCCGCCTTTCCAGACCAGTCAATATCATCTTTGTTAGTAGCACCAGATAGTTCTCCGTATACACCAACTTTCTCGTTGATTGCCTTACCACCACCGATGTAACCGATTAGTTCAGTGTCACCGAACTTATCAGCAGACTCAGTATGAGTTGTTGTAGGACCACCAGATACATACCAGTCAATTCCGTTAGGAGTTGTACCTTCGTATCCAAGTTGGAATTCCCATGTACCAGACTCATATGCTCCATCAGGATATGAACCACTTGCTTCTACATTAACGTAAGGACCTGCAAACGCAGCACCAGAGAATAGAAGAGGAGTTGCAGCAAG